TGAGACCCATACACTAACACCCGGGGAATTACCAACAGCAGCCACTTACCAGAGACAAACCAGCAACGGTGGTCAGGGCGGTGTATCATCATCCGGTCTTGCACAAAATCCGGCATATATTCCACTAGTAGGGGCTAATGACGAGGCGCATAACAACGTACAGCCAACAATTATTCTCAATTATATCATTAAGACATAACCCATGCCTGATATTATTCTAGTAGGCGGACTACTAACTCCACCGCCACCACCACCACCCCCGCCACCTCCTCCACCTCCACCCCCGCCACCAGCAATGACCTGTTTTGCCAGCGATACTCTAATATTGATGGGTGATCTTTCATGGAAACAGATCAACGAAGTCGAAGTCGGAGATTACGTAATCTCGATGTCTGGCAAACCTGTTGAGGTTCTGGAGAACAAACCTGTCCCTGTATCCAAAGGACGACGGATGATGAGCCTACATCGTAAAAGACAGAGTAAACCCTTACGCTTCAGTGATGACCATGACATGTGGATCAGAGACGACAACGGGGTTGAACGCTGGGGTGTCTATAATTATAACTGGTGGCTATTGGAAGACCGTGGCTATGCCGAATCTTCCGAGGAAAACTTCCCCGGTGAAAGCCCCTATGACTACGAACACATTGGTAAAGCAACGATGCCTCTCTTATACGGGAAACAGTACGAATTCGCCACCATCGATGGCTGGGAAAAGACCGAGGCAACATGGGATTCTGAACAAGACCCCGAAGAAATTATCCATGGCCTGTTACTAAAATCTGGTGGTGGATATATAGTAGATGGATTTGTAGGGATTTCACAGTGGTGCAGAACAGAGGACATTCGGGATATTCAATGGAAAGGTCTACCCTAGTCTGTGGTCTTTATAGATCAGGTACCACATATCTTCAAACCATTCTTGATCCTGATAATACGCATACCGAGTACAAGCACGAGTTTGTCAGGACAGACATCCCAGACAAGATTAAATCCATGGACAGGGTAATTATTCATAAGTCCCCGTACAAATGGATCGACAGCATCATCTCTCAATCATGGGAACTTGGTGATCACTACAGAGTCCATTACGAAAAAGGACACACCAAGATCAGATGCGCCACAAGCCGGACACTCAGGGATACACCCGATATTGTCGAAGAGTATAAGACATACAGTTTGGAAAACATCTGTGATCTCTACAACAGATTTTTCCACTTCTGGTTATCAGATCCTTTTTCCTCAGTTATTAAATTTGTAAAATACCGGGATCTTATCAGTGACCCCGTCACAACACTGAAGAATCTTGATACCAGAATAGATCCAGACGGCTTACCTATAAAAGTTTCTGGTTCTTTTGAATTTACCCCTGAAAGAAAAAGAATGGCTCTGGACCCACGTATGTCGTATAATATGACACCAGACATGTCGCATATCATAAAGAACAACGTAGACAAGAGTATATTAAAATCTCTTAATTACACAGGAGTGTTTGAGTAATGCCCGTATCATACGCTGAAAAACTAGCTGTAGTCATGGAGAACACTATTCTCCCTGATTGGAAAGTACTGGTGTCTTCTTACTTTGAAACAGAGACCGTTAATCGAGAGTCTGTTTTAGATGCACTCTATAATAACTATAATAGAATCAGGTGTGTTCAGGGAAGACCTATTCTTCCCAGCATTATCAGAGATTTTTCCTATATTGGTTGGGATAAGGACATGGAGCCGACCCCTCCTTTTACTGATCCTAATGAGGAATGGACCAACGGAGAAATTATTAAATACAGTTGGTTAAAAGGCCGGGGGTCAACCTCCCCACTGGACTACTCGAATTACTGGCAAGATAAGAGGGTATGCGACATAGGCTGTGGGACTGGGACCTCAACTATCATCACACACAAACTGGGGAGTGTTAATGCTGTCTACGAAGGTCTGGACGAATCCCAAGTGATCGCAGCTTGTAATTTCGTCTTACTTAATTATGACGTAAGATTTTTTTCAGAGGTGGCCTCCATAGAAACTATTGATATGTCTTACGATACCTATATCATGTCCCGTATTTTTTATGGTGGGTGGGCTCAAAAGAATTTGGATCTGGGTAGATTTTTACGAGACGAGGGAAAAGAAGTTCTTATCGCATCAAAGTCTCTTGTTGAAGGTACGAATCCTGAGACCACCTTAAACCCCTCAGAATATGAAATTCTTTTAGATATCCCCCTCATATCAGACCCTGTGGGTTTTGGTAATAGATACGTTGTAAAACTAGTATGATAAAGATTTACCCGGTGATATCTGATTCAGTCAAATCAGTTGATATAGTCCCTGCCACTAAAACCAGAGATTGGTTTTCCCCTCACTCTTATAAATGCACACCCCTTACTTGTGCGAATACCCTTGGATGGGACTTGGTACTAAATGAATCAATCACTGTCGAATGGGACGGGGGTGTCTACAAAGACAATCTCACGGTCCTAGAAGGTCACGGTGCAAAGAGCCACTTCGGAATAGGGACATTCACTCTAGACCCCGGATATGTCTGGCGCACTGATGAGAACATTAATCTCATGGTTATGCCAGTTCCTAACACAGACAACACAGATATTCAAACGATGTCCGCAGTCATCGAGACTGATTGGTTATCGTACCCATGGTTTCTGACAATCAGGGTCATTAACAAAGGAAAAACCACAATCCCAAAAGGTACCCCCGTTGCCCGTGTTATTCCTGTGGACACCGGAACCATCGAAAATACCAAGATTTATAAAATGTGTGAACCGGACAGTGTCCGCAAAGAACGAGAAGTATTGACAGACAAACGTGACAAAGCAGATGAGTGGACAAAAGATTATTTTAAAAAAGCACGTAGGTTTGTCCGGTGTTCTCCTGTTATAGACTATAACGATAGTTTCAAGATACTAGAAGAAAACGATATTCACTCTAAAGAATCTTTCTTAGACACAGACGAATGTTCTTATTTAATCAGAAACTGGGTTCCTGAAAACCCTGATGACACTTCTGATCTTTGGAGAAACAAGATGTGCTGGTCAACCATTGAGGCAAATAAAGGAGTTATTGAGGAAAGACTATTACAATTCGCCCAGCAAAAAACTGGTCTCGACCTATCAATATTAAACCCACATACTGTAAGGTGGGGCAAAGGGGATGAGATGTTAGTACATGATGATCTAGGTGAGCACCGAGAATTTCCTAACAGGCATTTTGCTGCTATAGTTTATCTTAATGAAGATTATGAAGGAGGTGAGCTTGTATTTCCACATCTTGGCTTAGGGATAAAAGGACATACGGGGGAACTTATTCTTTTTAGAGGCGGCTCTGTCATGCACAGAGTAAACATGATTACATCGGGTAATCGTTATACTCTTGTATGTTGGTTTGGTATAAAAGAGAGTGACTAAAAATGGCTAATTTCACAGACAGAGAACTGGGTAATATGGAGGCTAGGATTGTTCTTCTTGAGAAAGAACTGAGTGCCGTCCGAAACGACACCCGTAAAATTCTTCTTACTCTCTCAGAAGCACAAGGTGGCTGGAAAACATTGATGATGCTCTCCGGATTCTCCGCTGCTCTTGGGGGTATCATATCTCAAGTTTTCCTAAATTTTCCGAGATAATCTAACATGTCAACAGACACAATCACAACAAAATTTAAATTTGCCCCTACTCTTCTTCGTGATGATACACAATACGAGGCCGAGGGCGGCTGGTATGACGGTAACCGTATCCGGTTTCGTAATAGCAACCCTGAAAATATCCGGGGTTGGAACAAACGAGTTCTTGGTGAATTGACAGGAACTCCTCGTGACATCGAGATTTGGTCAGGACTAAATCAAACAAACTATATTGCATGGGGAACAAACAATGCACTTCAAATTTACGAGGGCGGTTCAGTCTCTGACATTACCCCTATTACTTCAACTACATCCTTGGTCAACCAGATTAGCACCTCCGTTGGTTCTTCATCTATTCTTGTATCTTTGACAGGCCACACCAGAGTAGCGGGTGACCGTGTCGCATTTGTCTCGATGGCTGCAACAGTCGGCAACAACGTTTTCCTAAATTCCATGTTTACCATTACCACTGCATCAGACGCTAATCATTTTTCTTTTACATACACAACCGTGGCCGCTGCAACATCTGCCAACGTTGGTACAGTGACCCTTCAATACTTACTAAAGTCAGGGTCCCGGTATAATACCAACGGCCTCGGCTGGGGCGCTGGCACCTACGGCACGGGAACATACGGTACTCCTGCCTCTACATCAAATATTACTTTACGTATGCGTAACTGGAGCATGGACACCTTTGGAGAGGATCTTCTGGCGAATCCCCGTGGAGGCTCAATCTATCTCTGGGATGCAACATCAGGTACTGACGTAAGGGCGCAAATTGTCTCGGCTGCTCCTGTGTCTGTCAACAGTATCATAGTCTCAGAAAAATCGAGACACGTCATTGCCTTGGGTTGTAATGACGTATCCGGTAATTTCGATCCTATGCTGATCAGGTGGTCTGATCAGGAAGACTATGACGTATGGACGCCAACAGTCACGAACGCCGCAGGTGATTTCCGAATCCAGAGGGGAACACAGATCAATCAGGGTGTCTATTCCAGAGGCGGTGTCCTTGTACTAACAGACTCGGCCCTGTACGGCATGGTTTACGTCGGACAGCCCTATATCTTTGCCACGGATATTCTTGGTGACGGTTGTGGTTCGATCTCACCCCATGCAGCAAAAGATTTTAATGGTAGTTTGTATTGGATGGGTGAGAGCAACTTCTTTGTCTTCAACGGTCAGGTACAGGTTCTCCCGTCATCTGCCAGAAAATATGTTTTCTCAGACTTTAATTTCTCTCAGAAAGAAAAAGTATTCTGTGGTATCAACACAGAATTTTCTGAGATTACATGGCTATACCCATCTGCTGATTCGCAAGAGTGTAATAAATATATCTCATACAGCCCCGTGGAAAACTATTGGGTCTTCGGCGATGCCTACTGGACAACATGGGATTATGGGGCGGACATCTTTGGAAATATTATTACCACAGGTGTCTCGGCTGGTGTTGCTTATCTTTATAACAACGAGCCCCCCAACACTTACAGTGCTGTCATCGGAGATAACCAGTTAATCGGATACGAATCCTTTATTCAGAGTGGTGACTTCGATCTCGGGGACGGTGACGATCTCTTGTTTGCCGATAAATTTATCCCGGACTTTGAACTCACCGACCCCGGTGGAATCAACAACGACCCCGAGGTCAACATCCTGATGGGTGCTAAACAATACCCCACGGCAACAACAGTATCCAAAGGTCCCTTTGTTGTCTCGGCATCGACCCGATTCCAGAACATCAGACTCCGGGGAAGACAGGCAAACCTCAGGATATCCACAAGTGCTGTCGGCACTTCATGGAGGCTCGGCACATTCAGACTTGATCTGGTACCGGATGGGAAACGCTAAGGATGTCTATTGATGTAGGAAAATCAGGAAAATTCTTTGTCAGATATCCGGGGGCACCGAGAAGTGCAACCCCCGAGATGCAAGGGGCGTGGTCCCAGCTTATCAGAAATCTGGAACTGCGGGATAATCAGAGTAATATTGAGGCTGCTTCTCAGGAGCCTTATGTTATTTCAAATGTATCTGTGAATAGAACATATGATGTAAGTGCGGGTCAAATCTCGGTCTCTGTTGTTGCAAATGCACTGGGGACTTTATTGCAGGATCTTAAACTAAAAGGTATTATAGGATGATTAACAGGGAAATTTACTGATGAGGCTCCAGAAACGCAATTACAAGGCAGGTGGCAATGTCGGACTTGGCGGTGGGCTGGGTGATGATAGAGGTCTGGACTCCCGCAGAGACAACGCAGGAGATGGGTCACCCAATGTGGGTGTCGGTAATGCACCCGGAAACGCTCCATCTGGAAGTCCGGCCGACAATCCCGACGCAGGACAAGTACGCTCCGGCGGTTATGGCAAATCAGGAGTTGCCCATGGCTATGACGGTACATCAGCGAATGCGATTGCGGCAGGAAGACCACAGTTAGGGGACTTGGGTCTATCTTTTGATCTAGGCAACCTAGGTTTGGCCGATGTAGCCAAGGCAGTAGGTGGTTTGGCGCTGGGTGCTAATCCTTTGGGAATAGCTGCCGGTCTGGGTGCCAGTGCTCTAGGTCTCTCTCTTGGTGATTTAACTGATTTCGATTTTAGTTCAGGAACGCCGGGTCCTCCCCAAGGCAAAGGACCGGGAAACGACCAAGGAACAGGCGGTGGTCCCGAAGGCCCTGCTCGGCCAACGAATCCGGGTATCCCTACCTTTGGGCCTACTGCTCCTGCAACAGAACCAGCTTCACCCCAAGCCTTACGAGAAGCCGCTGATATTCAGAATTATCTCTCGGATCTTCAGAGAATTGCACTGGGTCAATCAGATTCCCGTGCAGCCCTTGAAAGATTTGGGGTATCGCCAGAACAGGCAATGTTTAATTACCGGAAATCTTTCCCAGAGTTTGGAGACTCTATGTCAAATTTATCCCTTGCCGAAATTATCAAAAGATTGGGGAATATGTCCCCGAATCCCGCACCTTTTGCAGAAGGTGGCCGGGTAGGTGATGAACGTGTCCGTCCCCGCCCTGACACAACAAGTGATCCTTCGGTCACAGATGATTCGGTATCCACAGACCTCTCACGGTTTACTAAGATGCTCAAGGATCTTATGATGATGCCCTCTGGGGCAGTTGATAGTCAAGGTAGAGAGAATTCTTTCGGTGCTATTGATAAGCCCCAAGCTCGTAGACCCCTTATCCCCGGTGGTCTTATTCCCCCTGAGACAGGATCTCCCCGCTACGGTGGCGATGCCGAGGCATTCAGATTTAAGGAACAATTCGATGTAACAGCCGGTAGCCCCCTAAATATTATCCCAGAAGGTGCCCGTCCTGAGATTGAAGTAGAGCGTTTAGCTCCCCCCGTAGCTCCTGCCGAGTCTACTCCCACGATGGATAGCGAATTCAATCTTTCTAGAAGAGAGCTGACTGCATTCAACACTCTTACAAGAGAAGGCTTCTCTGGAAGAGAGGCAATGGATCGTGTGAAGCGCATGACACCCGAACAATTAGATCTAATGGTCGAGGTGGCTAATTCTCCCGACGGTTTTAAGAATGGTGGTGAAACCCGACGACCTGCCCCCGGCTTACTTCTAGAGAATCCTCAACGAACCATAACGGTGGAAGAGGCGGTAAGAGACAGAATGGAGTCTCGGGGTTTAACTCAAGAGGAAGCTGTACAAGAGTTGCAAGCTCTATTTAGAAAATCCTACCCAATGTCTGAGACGGTCCCAGACTTTTCATTTGCCAAGGGTGGCAACACCCAACGGCCTTTCCCCGGCTTACTTCAAGATAATCCTCAGCGAACCGTAACGGTGGAAGAGGCGGTAAGAGACAGGATGGAGTCTCGGGGTTTAACTCAAGAGGAAGCTGTAAAAGAGTTGCAAGCTCTATTTAGAAAATCCTACCCAATGTCTGAGACGGTCCCAGACTTTTCATTTGCCGGTGGTGGCTCAGTCCGTGGACGCAGAGACGCACTACCCTTGGTCGAGGGCGACCACGTCGTACCTGCCCATGCGGTAAAAGGTAACGAGGGTGGCCTTGCAGCCCTATCCAAAAAGCTCATGGGTAACCAGAGCTACGATGGTATGATCCGTGGACCCGGTGGTCCCCGTGAGGATGCTATCAAGACCCGTGTCTATGCAGCAGGCGGGGGAATCTCGGGCAAGATGGACAATCTCCAGAACCCGTTTAACTCTGTTCCAGCCCGTGTTTCAAACAAGGAATATGTGATCCCCCGTCAGGCCATCACAAACCTTGGCATGATGAACGGTGCCCGAGAGGGCGATGCAAACAAGGTTGGTCAGGATATTATTTATCAACTAGTAGAAAACTTAAAAAGGAAAGCATAATGGGATTTCTGGATACTCTTTTTAGCCCGGGAGAAATTGAAGAGCAGGGGAAAGTCGAAAGTCAGACTAATTTCCCCCAATGGTACAATCGTCTAAATCAGGCTAATCTTCTCAGAGCTACCGAGGCTGCTTTCGAACCTTATCAAGCATATCAGGGACCACGACAGGCTCTTTCTGATCCAGATCAGATTGCTGCTCGTCAGGGCATCATAGACACTTCGGGGATTGCTTCCCCCTTTTTTACCGAGGCATTTAACCAGTCAAAACTAGGATCAACCCAGCTCGCTGGAACTGACATACGCCCATTCATGTCCCCGTTCCAACAGGGTGTCACCGACATTGCCCTGAGAGAAGCTCGTAGACAGGGAGACATCCAGCGTAACCAGCTTGACTCTCAGGCAACAAAAGCAGGTGCCTTTGGCGGTTCTCGTGCAGCTCTTGAACAGGCAGAAGCCGAGAGAAACATCCAGCAGAATCTGGCGGACATTCAGGCAACTGGATCACAGCGGGCCTACGATAGTGCTCTTGCCCAACTAGCTCTTGACCGTGCTGCGGCATCACAGGCTGCTCCACAGATGGCTGCATTAGGAACAGGACTACAGACCGTTACGACATCTGGACTAAAAGAAGCCGAGCTTGCCGCTGAGCGAAACCGTGCTGAACGTCAGGGTGCCCTTGATATTGCATATCAGGACTTCCTGACACAGCGTCAGTACCCAATGGCGCAGGCATCCGGCTTACAGAGTCTTCTTACCGGTGCCTCGGTCCCCGGATCATCCCTACAAACAACATTTGGTCAGCCCCCATCCGTGGGTGGACAGGTGGCCGGTGCAGCACTTGCTGGTCTAGGTGCTCTAGGATCAGGTGGCGCATTCGAACCCGGCGGATTTGTAAACAACATTTTCGGATTCAAGGGCGGCGGAGAGGTTCCTGTCCGAAGATATGAGAATGGTACCGAGGTCGAAGAGTTAGGAACCGGCGCTAATCTGTACGACCAAGATGAACTGGAGAGGTACCGGCAGGAAGCATTGACACGAGATGCCGAGCGTGAAGAAAACGACACTGGGAGTTCCTTTTTTGATTGGCTTAACACACAGCTTGAAACAAGTTACGATGATCCTGAAAATGTTATTTCTCAGGTTCAGGATGCGTTATCTGGAATACCAGCCCCTTTGCAAGATCGATTAGATATCGA